TTTGTTCGCCAGAACCTTTATCGTGCTGATAACCGTCGTGCGGCCATGCAACAGGAATCCAATAGCCCCAAGGACGGATTGCGGCAGCATGTATTAGAGGCGTAGCCTCTCGTTGGCGGTAGGCGGCCCGAACGTGAACGCAATCGGTTTCTTCATCGTAAAGCAAGAGAACAGCGGCAGTTGGGTGATCCCACCCAAAATCAATGCCGATAATCTGTTTCCAGTGAAGTGGAATACTTTCAAGGGGGGCTTCACGAATTACTTCTTCTGGAACGGCGAAAATGCGTCCGCTCCCTAGCATCGGAACGCCCATCGCACGGGCTTCCCGTTCATGGGGGCGATACGACGCAATCATTATTTCACGGGTTTCCTTGTCAATATGCCCTGCATCGTCTATAGTCATAGAGACTATACCGCGGTCAGGATGGTCTGGATTCTCTGTGAAGCGCCGCACTACATTACTCATACCTAACAGCGGCGTAAACGTCGTGAAACACGGACCTTTTGTTGTACCCGTTCGCGTAATCCCCTCAATATAAATATCCTCTGGTGGCTCCTCGTCAAACCAAATAAAATCCAGGGTTGCGGCTTGCCAAGCTTCCCGCCCATCACTATATGCTTTGAAAGTCAGTTGTGAAGTATCGCCATGTATATGCCTTATAATGACGGATTCTACTGCATCCGGCACACCCCTAGCGCGTTTGATATCAAGAATTAAGTCTTTTGGGATGCAACCGGTTCCCCAATTTCCTGTTCTGCCAAGCAAAACTGTTTGCGCTCCTTCCCGCGTTAATTCCGCAGTAACAGAACCTACCCATCCAGTAGTTGGTTTAGTAAAAATCTTTCCTTTCCAGTTTTCAGGATAAATCCCAGTTGTATGGCAAGCAGTTTCATTACCGGCAGCAAATGTTTTGCCAACTCGATTAGCTGCCATGAGTAATCGTTCCCGTTTAAACGCCCCCATATCATGAAATTCACGTTGTTTCCCATAAGGCTCATAAAAAAGAAGCCCATAGTTTTTGCGCAACTCTTCCAAGCGCTTAAGTTTCGCAAGAGTATTTTCTGGAGACTGTTTCATTGCAGTGTTGGCGTTTCATGTATAGTGAGTTTAGCGAGTTTATCCTTTTGCGGTAAATCTTCCACTACCGTAACATTTCCATTCACCCCAAGTTCCGTCTCAAGCCGCTTAATCTCTGCTTTTAAATCCTCTGGTTTAAGCGGAGGCGCAACCAACTTATGTTCTACTTTCGCGCCGTACTTGGCCGGATCCCGAATCTCGCTCATCCACTTGTAAATATCCGTAGCAACCTTGATCGCAGCAGCTTTGCTTGGCGTCACTAGCGCATCCTCTGCCAGTTCCAGCATCCGATCCGCATGCACATGCGCTTGCATTTTTCGTGCTCGCTCATACCGTTCCCGAAACTCTGGATATTCATCCAGCCAGCGCCAGAATATCGTTGCATTTGGGCCAAGTGGTTCCTTCGCTAGTGCTTCTTTCAATGTATGCCCAAGCGCAATATGCTCACACAATCGCACTGCGATTCGCACCGTGTAGTGCGCCCGTCTCTTGCTTCCTTTTATTCCCTTCTCGCTAGCCATTGTACACCTCCATCCTCGTCATCATACTCTTCTCCGACATCCTCGACAAACTTGTCACAAAGCAACTTTCTCTCTTGATTTCCAAAAAAAATTTTTGTAGAAAGAAGACGTACCGCTGACCTGCCTATTCGTCTAAGGGACTCAAAGAAGGACGACGACCACCCTTTTCGGCGAAGATAGGATTCGTCCTACGGGCATGGAAGTTGCTCGGCAGCGAGCACTTGCTCGGTTAGACGCCCCATTGTTCCATGTGAAACACTGAATAAGCAATAAGCATGCCAGGTATTGTTGCGCAAAACAGCATAATACCCTTGATATTGGGGGTATTGTTGCGTGTGGAGAGGGAATACACGTCATTTTAGGTGACAATAATTGTCACTTTACGACACATATGTTAAATCCACTCTGTCCCCATTTAAATGCAAGCGCTTGATTTTGTTATAGGTTTTAGCCTATGCAACTGGCATTGGGAATAGGATTAGGTAATGCACAAGACGGCCAGGAAAAGCACTCTGTCCCCATTTATTGGAAGAGATGATACTCGAAACGAGTGGAAATTGCGCACAATTTGTTTGATTTAGATCAAATGCGCGCCGAGATTGTGGTCTAATATGAAGGTGTAACAAGGGCAATCGAGAAATTAGCTAATCAGAGGAAATCATGAGAATGTTCAAATTGATTCAGTATGAAAAGGGACCGGACTCAGCAGCGTCTGTAGTAGCAACCAAGCTGACGTATGCCGCAGCGTACACAATGGCGTCAAGACTTGGGCAGTTGTATCTAGTAGATTGCTATTCGGAAGAGGATGCAATGCACGATGAAGAGTATGAGTTTTCGGCTGGACCGGAAGAGTTTGACAGTTAAGTTGGAGTTGGAAAGAGTGCTAAATAACAAGATTTGCCATCACGGATTAACCGCTTTTCTCTGATGGCAGCAAGCGGACAGCACGGAAGACCTGGAAGTTACACTTTATTAATTTTACTGAAGAGGGAATTATCATGGCACACGAATTGACAATGGCAAATGGCAAGGCTGAAATGGCTTATTGTGGGGATGCCCCGTGGCACGGTTTGGGGCAGCAACTCGACCAGAATAGCTCTATTGAGGTTTGGTCTGAACAAGCAGGGATGAATTGGCTGATAAAGCGTTCGCGGGTCAAGTTTGGTGCAGCGGACAATTTGCAGACGATGGAAGACAAGCATGTATTGTTTCGGTCGGACTCAAAGGCACCGCTTGGTGTAGTGTCGGACAAGTATGAAATTGTTCAGCCGATTGAGTGCTTGGAGTTCTTTCGGGATCTGGTAGCAGATCAGGGTTTTTCGTTGCATACGGCAGGGACGTTGTTTGGTGGCAAACGATTTTGGGCGCTTGCCAGTATCAATGAGAGTGCGATCATTAGTGGCACGGACAAGGTTGATGGCTATTTGTTGTTGACTAGCTCGTGCGATGGCAGTATGTCAACGACCGCCAAGTTCACGACTGTGAGAGTGGTTTGTAACAATACGCTGTCAATGAGCCTGTCTAGCAAGGGCAAGAAAGACATAGCCATTCGGCATAACACGAAGTTCGAAGCGGACGCCGTCAAGCAGCAGCTAGGACTTGTGACTGGCGTATTTGCTGAGTTTATTCGTGCGTCTCGCCATCTTGCGGCTCAGCCGATCACATTTGAGGAAGCAATGGGCTTGACCGAGACGCTTTGTGTGCAAGAAAAGCTAACATCTAAGGAGGACATTGCCACGTCGAAAGGCTATGCATCGATCATGATGTTGTTTGAGACGGGGAAGGGCAATAATAGCGAGACAAAGTGGGATTGGCTCAACGGTGTAACGGAGTATGTGGACCATGTACAGCGCGCTAGTAGCAATGATCGCAAGCTGTTGAATAGCTGGTATGGAAAGGGCGACACGTTGAAGACAGCAGCATTAGAGTTGGCTTTGGCGTAGTTTCGAAATAAGGGTCAGCACTTTTGTTAACCCTTTAATCTTTTCGATTGGAGATTATCTTGAGTAAATATTTAGATTTCCTGGTATTAGCAGTTGCAATTATTGTTGTCTGTACGCTGCCCTATTGGGCACCATTAATTTTTAGGAGTACGTGATGAGTGAATACGAAAAACCAATTTGGCACGAAAAAGGCTATTGGACTTACCCATTGGGCTATGCTTCACCAAAGTGCAAAGGATGCGGGCACAACTATTTTGAAAGAAAACTATTGCCTATAGCAAATAACGAATATCCTGATGGCGGTTTATGCAAATGGTGTATAGAAGAAGGAATACAAAAATGAATCGGCCATTTCTTAGTTTTAAAAAAACTCATATTCCCTCTGGAGCAACTTTTGAAGACAAATTTTCTGCAAAAAACTGCGCTAACTTTAAATATCTCACACTTTGTGAATTAGAAAACAAAGGAAAAAGTTTAGTGGAACATTGGAATGCTTCGTTACCGGGTGTTTGGAAGTATGAATTACTAGATTGGAGTTTAGAAAGTAAAGATGAGTAACTTCGCTCAATGGTTCTTAAGTTTGCGTAATATCCTTGAGCATCACTCATACCATGACGAATGGGATGACAGCGCGCTGCATCGATATTATTCCATACTGCAATTTATTACTGCCCAAGCAATTATTGCTGGGAATTATTAAATAGGAGAATGAATCATGAGACGTTGGGTATTATCCACGGAAAAGTATGGGGAAAACCTTGCAATAGACGCTTTCCTCGCGGATATATGGGGGATCTGTGAAAAGCATAAGTTAGCAATTTCTCATGAAGATGGGCAAGGGGCCTTTGAGGTTGTCAAGATAGCCGATTATTTTAAAGATTGGTTAATGAATGCTCATGATTTAGTCCAAGAAAGGAATAAATGAGAACCGAACAGACATTCATCGACGAAGCCTTGCGCCGAATCAGCCCACAGAAGCTACAGACGGCCGTCAGTGCGCTTTGTACTGCGACCGTCGCAGAGTTCTTACAAGAGGGATGGGAACGTGGTTATACGCCGCAGGAGCTAGAGTTTGAGATTGACGTATTTTATACGCATCACATTAATTAAATTACTTCAGAGTAAATATAAAGGTGCCAGCGCGAAGCTGGCATTTTTATTGCGTCGTATTGCAATATTTTCCTTAGTTCTCTTTAGTTCTCTTTAGTTCGGTAGTTGACATGACCCCCCACCCCCAGAGCCTTCCCTCGCGCTACGAGTTTATTTTTTGCTTTAAAGTAATACTCCCCCAATTTTACCCTATATATAGTATAAAGTATAGATTTAGGATGTCAACCAATTTGCAAATATAAGCTGAAATATTTAGTTTCTACTGAACAAGTTTCTTTGGAATTTAGGAAACTGTGGAGGTGGGTACGTGTCAACTACCCGACTAAGGACAACTAAGGAGAACTAAGGGCAAGTGGCTACTAGGGAATAATTGAATGCAACTAATTATGCAAAAGCTGAAGCTGATAGAAAAATGCAATTAGCCTATCGCGTGAATCTGTTCTATTCTTGGTTGTAAGGAGGTGGCAAATGTTATGAGTTATCCGAAGAAACTAACTAGATATGGGATTTACTGGATGGACACAGCGGAGTATATGTGCAACGAGAATACGCCTAAACCGTTGCTCATTCCGTTTGTTACAGCTGAGGCTGCTGCAAAGAAACGGTTTGAGTTTTACGCGTTCAGAGGGAGTCTGGTTCGTAATGATCCGGATCTTGCGAGAAAACTGGCAAATTTGGAGCAAGTTGAGGTTAAGTTGAGAGGAAGTAGCCTAGAATTCAGTTTGAAAGATGAAGACGAGATTGCCGCTGCCTTTGCGGAGGCATTTGCCAAGGTTGGATTTGTACCAGGAGAATTATGATGATGCAGGAAGTTTATGATCGCGTGGCAAAACATCTTTTGCAGCAAATGAGACCAGCTAAAGAGATAAATCCAAAGACAGGCAAGGTAATTTGCAAGTATAGAGTAGACAATGGAGATTCTTGTGCTGTAGGGTGTTTGATTAAAGATGAGTTTTATAGAATATATGTTGAAGGCAGTGGGGTTGAAGCTTTCTTTGTGCAGGAAGCTTTGGGTTATTCCGGGATAGCTATTACAGAGGAAATGGTGTGTATGCTTACAAAGTTGCAAAGATTGCACGATACAACTGTTGTAGAGAATTGGGCGCTAGGTTTGTGTGAGATTGCAATCTATTTTGGGCTGATTCCTTACGATCCAGAAAAGCCTGCCCCTTTCGTAGCAACAGAAACTTACAAGGAAGAAAGCCATGTTTGACTTTATTGCGGAATTTTGGCCTTATATACTGTTTGGAGTTGCTGTAGGGATAGCACTAGGAGTTGTATTGGCGGGGCAGGAATGATGCAAACTATTCTGGAGTACTTGTTTTGCATTGCTCTTGCTTTAGTTACAAGTGTTTTGCTAATAGGTATATCGTATTTATTACTTGGAGTTAATTTATGTTCCCTGTTGTAATTGACAATAGTATGCGCAAGGCGTTTATTGAATGCCCTACGAGGATGATGCGACGTTACGTTGAAAATCTTGCTCCATTGGAGGCCAGGGTGGACCTACATTTTGGGGCATGCTTTGCAAAGGGCATAGAAGCGGCTAGGTGCTGTTTTTACGAAGAGGAAGGATATGATAGCCACGCTGCAATGGAAGTTGGTATAGAGGCCGCAATTCAAGCCTATGGGGATTTTGTATCGCCCTCTACCTCATACAAGACGAAAGCTAGACTCGTTAGCGCAATTCGTTTTTACTTTGAGCAATGGCCATTAGGCGAGGATGGTCTGGAACCAGTAGAAGATGGCATAGAAAAGAGTTTTGCTATCACTTTACCATTGTTTAATCCAGATACAGGCGCTAATCTGCTGTACGCCGGACGATATGACATGCTGGCAACGGATGCAAATGGGCGGTACTATGTAGTGGACGAAAAGACCGCAAGCCGTCTGGGGGATACTTGGCATTTGCAATGGGATATGGACTCGCAAATAACCGGCTACATTTGGGCAACACACATCCAAGCAAGTGAACCAATAGAGGTGATGGCGCAGATCCGGGCCGTGGCAATTCTCAAAAACGACTACGGACATGCAGAAGTCCCTATCACACGAAACAAGTGGATGTTGGAACGATGGTACAGGCAGATGCTACGGGATGTGGAGCGGATGATTGCATCGTACCAAGCTGGCGAGTGGGATATGGCACTTGGCCCAGCATGTAGTTCGTACAATCGCGTTTGTGAGTATGCACAGCTTTGCAAGTCGCCTAATCCAGAGCGGTTGATTGAAGGGAATTACAAGGTTGTTGTGTGGAATCCTTTGGAAAGGGGAAAATGATGCCCAAGATATTTTCAGAAGCGGAATACTATAGGTTGACATTCCGTCTTCGCGAAGTTGAGAAAGGTTTGGAATATAGAAGTCATGACGTTCTTTGTTTGAACAAAGAACTTGAAGAGTGGCAAAGCGCTGGCAAGTTGGGAAGACATTATAAAGGCTAACCCAGAAAACTTGAAGAGGAAGAAATGAGCACTAACATTCGTTTCGCATGTATTTGCGCAGAAGACGCCCATAGCAAGGTTAATCGATGCGATACATGCGGAGACATACCTCGGTTAATGGAAAGTGGAGTGTGGACGTGCCCAGAAGGGTATAGATATGTTGAATGCTCAGGTTGCAGCGTACGGTTTATCACACAGAAACCGCAGAAGAGTATTGGTGGGGCGAGTGTGGAAGGCTCGTTGTGTACTTGGTGTAAACATGCTTTACAAACGGAAGATTTGTTATGAGAATTGAAAGCCGACAAAGTGCAAAAGAGTTTGTGCCAATTGAATTATATCTTCATATTGAAAGGGAAGATGAGTTGAATGCTTTATATGAGATATTTAAATGGGCGGTTCACAAAAATACTACGCAAAGGGATATCTGTACCAAAATCGTAGCGCATTTTTATAACTATAACTATAGATAAGAGGGGAAAAATGAGCGTTCCAGTATTAATTCTTGGCGAAAGTGGAAGCGGAAAAAGTTACTCGATTCACAATATGGTAGCAACAGAAACTTTGCTGATTCAGGCTATTGCCAAACCTTTGCCATTCAAAAATGCGAATTGGCAATTATTCGACAAGGAAACAAAAAAAGGAAATATATTCGTAACGGATAAGGCAGCGGATATTTTGATGCTGATGAACAATACAAAGCGCAAGATAATCGTGATTGACGATTTTCAATATATTTTGGCAAACGAACTGATGCGGCGGTACATGGAGCGTGGCTACGATAAGTTTTCTGAAATTGGGTATAACGGCTGGAATTTGGTTTCTACCGCAGCTGCGCTGTCCCCCGATGTGCGGGTATACATCCTCGGGCATAGCCACACAGATGAGAATGGAAAGACGAAAATCAAGACGCCTGGTAAGTTGCTGGATACGCATTCAGTGGAAGGGATGTTCTCAATTGTTTTACGCAACGTTGTAATGGATCGGGAATATTTATTTGCAACCAAGACAAGTGGGAGTGATACGGTGAAGACGCCGGTGGGAATGTTTGAAACAGATGTAATTCCGAATGACCTTGCGTTTGTTGATGCGCAAATTTGTAAATACTATGGAATTGGAGAAACAAAATGACTGTTAACTACGAATACAACGAAGCCCTTGCCGTTAAAGCCGACAATGCAGCATCGCGAATTACAGAGGGTGGCGCTTACGTTGGCCGATTTGTAAAGGCGTTTGCACTGACTGCGGAAAGTGGGGCGCAAGGCATTTCATTCAGCTTTGATTCGCCTGGCAGTGGGACCGTGGATTTTACGTTGTACACAATCGGGAAAGATGGGCAGGAAATCCGCGGAATGAACTACGCTAATGCAATGATGTTCATGCTGGGAGTGAAGAAACTGGAATCAGTGGCGGGGGCTGCGGAAGTATGGGATGCCGCGGAAGGCAAGCGAGTTGCACAAGAGGTAGAAGAGTTTCCTTCGCTCTGTGGCAAAAGCATTGGCTTAATGTTCCAGCGAGAGTTGTCTACTTACAATGGGCGTAACCGAGATAACCTGAACCTGGAAGCAGTGTTTCAACCAGAAACGAAATTGCTGCTGAGCGAAATCAAGGAACGCAAGACTACGCCAGTCAAATATGAGCGGATGCTCAAGATGTGTCTTAAAACAAAGGATACGCGCAAGCCAGAGACGGCAGAGCCAGCACAACCTAGCATTGGAGCCAGCGCAGGAGATTACTAATGGATTTAGCAATTTCGATTTCACTTGTAATTGTGCTTGGAATAGTCTTGCTTATTTTACTTTGGAGGAACTAAGTTCTATTGAAAATGTAAACGAAGGAAGTAGCTAACGGGTAAAGCAACGCACGTATTGTTGCAGATATGCAGGTTCGAGTCCTGCCTTCCTTCACCACTTTTGTGTCCCTACCCGCTTGTGGGCGATAACTCGCGGGAAGTCGTGTCGCCAGTCCTCCTTGGGGAATGCTTCCTTCTTGGTAGACGATGATTCCGGTGCAAGCCCGGTCCAAATTCTAATTTTACTTGGAGAAACTAAATGACTGAAGCACAAAAGATAGCTGATCCGTTGCCGGAACTTGCAATTAAGTATATCCATCTTAGGCGATCCCAAGTAGTGGTTAAAGAATTTCGTATAATTAACCTGAGACGCTTTTGTCCACTTGGAGGTTTGACAGTGGCGTATTTGAAACATGCGCCAAACGTGTACAAAGTGGCGTTCGCAAGATGCCAACCAGATGAGCATTATAGCAAGGCACAAGGCAGAAGTATTGCAACTGTGAGATTGCTGGAAGACGATGAAGTTTGGTACGTCAGCACAGAGGAAGGCAGGAAACCATATGAAGCGATTGTGGAATTAGTAGAGTGTGTGCGGGAGTTGCGAAGCAATTTTGCAGTAAAACTTGGGCGATGAGAACGGCATGAAAGTTGATATTGGATTGGTGCGGGAAGCAGTGGCGTATTTGTCGGTTATACCGGATAGCCAGTGGGATATGAGTGTTTTCTATGCCACGGATAAACCTTGTGGTTGCGCACTAGGGTGGCTTGGTAAAGGGAATAAATGCGGCGTTCGCATGGATACGCAGAATGTGCCGACCGCGCTAGTGCATGGAGTTGATGTATTCAACTTGTTTGGCGATGATAGTCATTGGGTGTTTTCACCTTTGTCGGTATTGGAAGAGCGTCAAGTAATACTACAAGGGCTAACGCATAAGCAAATTTTCTTCAGCCGCGTTCGCCAGTTTATGCAGCGAAACAACATTTCCGAAAGTGAAGTCTTCGGAGCGAAAGAGGAGAACGAAAATGAGCAACGCAACACTGAGTTTGCATGACGTGGCGAGTTTCGTAGTGAATGAGCCGGTTGAGTTGCCGTTATACGCCAACAAGACCTTTATGTCACAGCATATCATTATCACTCTGAAGGATGGCAGTAATTTTGATCTGGCAATGTTCCTTAACGAGAAAGATGGGCAGTGGGGGAATGAGCGAAATGAATAGCTGGCTGGAGTTGTTGAAAGAATGGGCGACTGATACAACGGATAACGTGGAGGTACATGCCTGGTTGCAAGAGGCTATTGCGCAGCGAAACAGGTTGCTGGCAGGGCTTAACTCGTTGTCGGCGCAACTAGAAGCAAATAGAGATGCTAATACGTTATTAATGGAGAGGTTTGCGGCGCTTTGTGAAACGAATGCGCAGTTGCGCCAGGAACTTGATGCGTTGGGGGAAAAATGAGTGAAGAAACGAAGCTTGCGACGCTACGTGCAGACATTAAAGAAACTTTCACTAACCGTTTGAACAGCCACATTGGCACAGTTGATTCGATTCTGACGGAGATTTGCAAGGAATTTGGCGTGAGTGTGTCGTTTGCGATTGCTGCGGCGTTGGATGCGCCATTTGAGAAGAGGAAGGGTGACAAAAAGTGAAAGATTTTGCTAACGATTTTACAATGCAATTTTGTGGATGGCGCTTAGTTGGCTTCTTGGTGTTGTGATGATACTTGTATGGGTAGAGCATTGGGAGCCTTGGCTAAAGAAACGACGTGGATATAAGCGTCGGGCAGCAGCACGTAAAGCAAAACGTAAAGAGGCAGCAAAATGAAATTTCGTACAGGGCAGAAGCCCGTTTATCCTTCGTATGCGAGTAGGAAGCGGAAGCCAATGTTTAAGTTCTCTGATGTGACTTATTCTACAAAGGAAGAGTACGTAAGAGAATTTGAACGTTTGAATCATTTAATACCTACTATTGGAGACCTGAAATGAGACTATTTTTTGGGGCCGTAGCAATAGCAGTAGTGTTACTGTTATTTGTTTTTGTAATGGCATCGCCAGCCGAAGCGCGACAGATGCGAAACGACGAATGCAGCGGAGTAGCGCAGGACGTAGCGACGATAGCGCAGGTACGAGATAGTGGGGCAAAAGAAGAGAACGTTGTAAAACAGGCACAGCTTGTGTTCAAGCAAAATTTAGGATTGAAAGACAGTTATATTCAGACGCAGGACGATATTGCGTATATGACTACGCTAATTCATATTATCTTTCAGCGAACTAACCTAACACCACAGCGTCTTGGGCAGATGGTCTACAACAGTTGCACCAAGTATGGGTTTGGGCATCTCTACGAAATTTCAAAAGCAAATATGGTGGTGACATGACTTGGGAAACTTCTAAATTTGATTCAGATAAAAAGCTGAAAGATCTTATTAGGCAACTAATCCAGGAATACCAAGATGAAGAGCTATTTTTATTTGGGGAATTGCGAGACCCACGAGGGATTATTCCAAAATTAATTGCGTACTCTTTTGCATGGCCGTGGTGATGGCGCTTTTTTTTTGGGTAAATGAGTGATGAAAAAAATACAGACCCCTGCACAACGCCGTGCATCTATCTACAACTGGACAAGAGGAATGATTATATCATCTGCTTTAGGGCGATTGCAATATATGAAGTTTCAATACCCAAAACTAATAGAATATATTGATATTGCTATGGTTGCTTTACTAAATTTGGATGCGCATTTGCAAGACGAATTTACAAAGAGTAAAAAATGAGAAAAGTCCTTGGCTATGGGCCAGAAAAAGCGGATGTAGTGATTATAGAAGAGGCACCGGATGAAGAGGAGGAAATAGAAGGAAAGCCATTTGTAGGAGCAAGCGGACGAGAATTGACAAGAATGCTCAGGGAAGCTGGAATACGGCGCGACGAATGCTATGTAACGAATGTGTGCAAGTACCGTCCACCAGGGAATCGCATTGAGGCGTGGGTAACGGATAAGAAGAAAACTGGCACGGCAAATGAGTGGCCTTACAAGGATGGGCGTTGGTATAGCGAGGAAATAGCGGAAGGGTTAAATGAGTTGTCTCAAGAAATTGCAGAGCGAGACCCAAAGATTGTCATTGGATTGGGCAATGTCCCGTTATGGGCGATTACAGGCCAGTGGGGGGTCACTGATTGGCGAGGTAGTGAGATGTACACTGCTGAGAATGTGCCGTTCGTACCTACGCTGCATCCTGCTAGCATATTGCGTAGTTGGAGTACTCGTCCTTTTGTTGTCACTGATTTTAAGCAACGGGTAGCACGGCGACTGCGCGACGGTTTTAAAAAACCGGATTGGCATTTTAATATAGCGCCAACTCTTCAGGAAGTCCTGTTTAAGCTAAATACGCTGACTGGCGACGTATCTATAGACATAGAAACTTCAAGAGGGCAAATCATATGCGTTGGGATCGCGTGGAATGCAACGGAGGCTATGTGCATACCTTTTATTGGGGAAAACGGGGCGTATTGGTCATCAGCAGATCGCAATTCGGTGATCGCGGCTTTACAGTACAACTTGGCAAGACCCGATTTACATATCATAGGGCAAAATTTTAATTATGACGCAAGCTACTTCCACGAATGTTTCGGATATACGCCACGAGTTGCATTCGATACACTTATTGCGCAATCTGTCCTTTTTCCTGGATTACCTCGTGGACTTGGTTTCCTCTCGTCGATGTACTGCGATTGGCATTGTTATTGGAAAGATGACGCTAGGGATTGGAATAATTTATCCGATTACGAAGGTTTGTTCACCTATAACTGTCGGGATGTATGCGCAACGTGGGAAATTGCACAAGTTTTACGTGCGCGTCTGGTAGCCGCCAAACTGCTACCACAGTTTGAAGAGCGAATGAAGTATAACTCTTTCGTGTTTGACATGATGATGCGAGGAGTGCTGCGAAGTGAAAGCGAAACGTTACGGCTTGAAGGGGAAATTGAAGAGGCGCTACAAGAGCGCAAACTCGTTATTTGTGATGCTGCTGGTGGCCCGATCAATCCAACTTCGCCGGTGCAGGTCAGCAAGCTGTTATATGACACATGGGGGTGTCGCAAACCGGCGCGTCGTGGAAAACTTGCAGGTGGCACGGGGGATGAGGAATTACGGCAAGTTGCAATCTGGCACCCCGAGCGGGAAGCGGTCTGCACCGCTATTCTTGAACACCGATCGCTTGCAAGCATGCGCAGCAATTTCCTTAGAGCGAAACTTGATCCAGATGATAGATTGCGTTCTGGGTTCATGGCTACGGGGACAGAGACCTTTCGTATTACAAGCAGCAAGAATAATTTCGGTAGAGGAACTAACCTCCTTAATTTATCTGGAAGCGGGACAACTCACTCAGGAAACAAAGTACCTAATTTTAGAAAAGCAATCGTCCCGCCAAGCGGCTACACAATCTTCGACTGCGACCTTAAAGGAGCCGATCTACAAGTAGTAGTGTGGGAAGCTAACGACGCAGATCTGAAAGCCAAACTCCGCGAAGGATTGGACATACATTATGAAAACGCGAAAGAACTGTTTGGGGTGCGGGAACCTACTGACGTGCAACGTGAGGAAGGTAAAAAATTCATACATCTTACGAATTACGGCGGTTCCGCTCGTACAGCCGCCATCAAAACCGGCACTACCGTTCATGCGGCGGATATGGCACAACGACGTTGGTTTGCTGCGCATCCGGGGATTAAGGAGTGGCATAATCGTACTCTCAATTCCCTCACTAACGGCAGAACAATTACGAATGCGTATGGCTATAGAATGGTTTTCTTCGACCGCGTTGAGGGGTTGTTGCCTCAAGCACTTGCATGGGGTCCGCAATCGACTATTGCGATCCTCGCTTCTTTGATTCATATGGCGATTGAGGAAGCAGCACAGGATGTACAGGTGTTGCTTCAGATGTATGATAGTGTGATGGGGATGTATCCGGCTGTGCAAGAGGAAGAGACATTAAAATTAATAGATAAGGCGTCACAGATAGCTATTCCTTACGAGGATGATCCGCTGTTTATCAAGTTGAGTTTGAAAACGAGCACGGTGAGTTGGGGTGATTGCGGAAAAAGAGGATGGCCTAAATGAATATTGATACTAAGTTTTCCCTTTTGGTAACTCCAGAATTTAGATGCAGCGATGCTGGAGAAGATCCTTGGTGGTTTTGTGAGTATATTGTTCTTGGGGCAGGAAATACACAAGAAAAGGCTTATGAAGATTGGGTAAGGCAAATGCGATGTATGGCTACAGGATATTATAATGAATAACAAATTTCACAAATGCAATTGGCCTAATTGCGAAAAGGAAGTCCCTAGCGAGTTGTGGGGTTGCAAGAAACATTGGTACATGCTACCGCATGTGTTGAGGAACAAAGTGGTGAGTTCAGAAACAACTGGAAATCTTGGTATGGCATGTGTTAGTTATGCTAGCGCTGCGGAGGAGATACAAGGGTGGATTGAGAGGTATGGGCGATGACTGCAAAGCTTTTAGGGGCTAATGAAAAACCACATCTTTGGAAATTTGAAGGTCATTGGAATTGTATAGGAAAGTCTCTTATTGCTCAAGGCTGGACTTGGCGAGAAGCTTATGAATCTTGGGTAACACACCCAAAAGTTATATCTTGGCGGAATAAAAGGCTTGGGAATTTTCGTAAAGAAGTTGCATATCAAAAATCTCTAATAGAGCCAATTCGCAATGGCTGACTGGTTAACGGATTTCGTTGAGTATGCCAGTCACGGAGAAGCTTCGTCACGTCTAATGTATTGGGTTGGTGTTAGCACAATAGCTGCGGTGCTGCGTCGCAAGGTCTGGTTCGACCAGGAAGACTATCAATGGTCGCCAAACTTTTACATTCTGATCGTTGGACCGCCTGGCACTGTGCGCAAGTCAACCTCAATTGACGTGGGGATGCGGCTGCTACGGCAAATCGAGGGGATTAACTTTGGGCCTAGCACGATTACCTGGCAAGCCCTTATACAGTATATAGCGGAACACAAAGATGAACATGCGCAAGGCGAAGAGGGAGAAATATTCGAAAGTAGTAATGTTACGATTGCCTTATCGGAATTTGGCACGTTCTTTGATCCCGAAAATAGAGAGCTTGTTGACCAACTTACTGATTTATGGGATGGAAAATTGGGGGTCGTTGAAAAAATGACCAAGACAAATGGATGTGACAGTATGGTTAATCCGTGGATTAATATTATTGCGGGGACGACGCCGAAGTGGCTTGCAAAAAATTTCGGGGAAGGATTAGTTGGTGGGGGGTTGGCAGGACGGTTTATATATTTATTCGGAGAGATGCCTACGAAAGATATTGCGTATCCGAAAAGAGCGCTTAAACTGAGTGAACACCGCGAAAAACGCAATGCGCTGGTGGAGGGATTGAAGGTGATGGCGGAGTACGTTGGCGATTTTGAATTGACTGAAGAAGCTTATGAGTGGGGGGAAAAGTGGTATCAGGAGAAACGACAGGAATTGCGGATCTTGGGAACGGACTCATTAGAGTCAGGTTTTCTTGTGAGAAAGCAAGTACATCTTCACAAGCTGGCAATGGTAATTTCTGCTGCGAAACAGAAATTCCCTGTAGTGGACATAGAGGCTCTTCAGATTGCAGACCAACAACTGTGTGCCTTGGATGCGGATACTCGGAAAATTTTTGGGTATGTAGGACAGAGCAAGACGACGAACGCAGCGAGGGAAATTGTGGAGGAAGTGGAGAAGAGGGGAGCGGTTGAGCGCCGCGAACTTTACAGAAAAAAATTTTTTCGGACGATGAGTAGCGGAGAGTTTGATGAGGCGGTGAAGAGTGCGATCCAGGCGGAGTTGATACTGGAAAGTGATGGAGTGGCCAAGCCGGTGTTGATGGCGAGAAAGGAAGAGAGGAAATAATGCCTAATTTTGATGATAGTGGTAAACGAGCAGCATTTTCTACTTGGCTAACGACAGAATTCCCGATGACGAAAGATCGTAGTCGCACGTATCAGGGAATTGCAGATGCCATGGCAGCGCAGTAGGGCTAGGCAACGCCTTTCGCTTTCTCATAAGTACGTAACCCGCCAAGCCCAAGCATTCCAATAAGCACAGAAGACATTTCCGTAAAATCAAGAAAAGGAAGCACAAGAGTATGGCCGAACGCTGCAAAAAGGAACAGCAAGAAAGGCGCAACTACGAATTTATATGCAAAGGCTATTCCGCATACCCAACCTATGAATGGTCGCCAGCCAGATACGAACAAGTTAGTGTTGGCGGCTTCAACTTTGTTTATGTCAAGCTGTCCGGTTATTTGTGCAAGTTCCCCGCTTTGGAGAAGGCTTAGCAATTTAAACTGTGCTTCTGCTGCGACTGTGGGATCAGGTATTACTTTGGAAAGAATGCTGCTGATGATAGGTAAAAGAGCGGTAAGCCACATGATTAACCCTCAATAAAGAAGTTTATAATTGATGATGAATAATTTCAATATCTGAAAATTGATAGCCCTCTTTGGCATATCGTTGAGCTATCCAAAATGAATGGAGAAGAGAGTGAATACCTTCATTTTTACCGATATGATGGATCTTGCAGAGCAGTTTTCCATTGAAGAGCATATTATCAACAAATGCATATGGGTTCGATGTATCAAACGAAGCCCAATTGAAAGTGGGGAAATCCTGGCGGATATTGGCCCCAATTCCCCAATCAATCATATTAGTAAGTTGCCATTCGATTGGTGAATGGTGGGCTTCCAAACCTTCTGTTGTACCGCAAATCCAGCAACATTTATCTCTTGCAATTAATTCAAGACGAGTTCGTTTAAAAAGAGAAAGTTCTGGGTCTTGAATTCGTGGGATGTGCCCAGGGACTTTTATCGCATTTACGACATGAACAATGAAATCGTGAATTTTGCTTATGTTCACTTAAATTTTAATCTCCACAGTGCGATCCGCTAGGGTCAAAAGCATTGAGCAAATTCTTGCAGATCCAGCCACAAACTATTTTCTGGTATGGATTGCCCTCTTTCAATAGCCGCGTCAGATGCGCGCTAACTGTCCACTCCTCCGGGAAATCCCAAACAATCCAGCTAAAGGGGAAGACGTTAGCTGCGAAGTCTAGGATATAGCCAATAGCAAGCAGGGGGAAGCCAAGATATTTTGCGGGGAGCGAAAGATTACCAGCATCTTGCGCCCGCTTCAAACTCATTACAGCCAGAAACAAAATCCACAAAGCATATAAGTGCAGAAAGACGCTCAAAGCGATTGTTCCTGCCAACTCCATTTGCGCACTCACAATTCAATCCTTTCTTACGAATACGGCGGCTTCTTCAAACCTACGCTTTGTCAAACCTGCTGATACTGTGCCATGGATACGATTCCACCGTATAAATTCTCTGGATGCCCCAGGGTAGTCGCCAGCGTTAAGTTTGCGTAAAAGGGTTGATGATTCGCCATTTGCTAAAACAATGATTCCATCTTTGCCATCACTTCCACCCACTCCCTGCCCCCGGCCCGGCCCCACATTGTAACATATAGATAGTAAAGCGTCAAACTGATTTTGAGTTAAAGGTACTTCTACAGCATTGTTTACACAATTTTCGAAGAACGCAATATCCGAGGTAAATATGCTGTCTGCTCTGTCTTGTGTCCACTTTAAACCTGCCTTGACTTCAGGGCCAGTATGTCCCCAACCAATTGTCCACACTCCCCCGCCATCCTTATACGAAGTAAGTTTGCAGGATTCATAGCGCTTGATGAAATTTGCGCCTTGCTGCGAGAGTTTCATTTTGTATGAATTGCCTGGTAAATAATCGCTAATCCCGCTGCCATGCTTCCAAGAATTTTAATAAACATCCACGCGCCGGACGCTTGATTGAGCCGTTCGTTGATGGCATCCATTTTTTCTTCCAACAGAACAAGCCGCGCTAGCAGCATCCTATTCGTGATAGGTAAATCATCAGCTTCTTGCATAGTATCTTCCATTTTTTGTTAGTTATTATTGCCCGAAGAGGCCACTTCCAAGTTTGAAAGCTGTGGGGAGAGCGTTTTGTACGTAAGGCGATTGCAAGGCGGATGAGCCGATGCCGGGGTTTAGGTTAGGGGCAATCATGCGCTGACCGAATGGGCTTTTTAAAGCGGTGCGCGCACCAATAGCAAGAGCAGGGTAACTAAGCGCAAGAGCAGCTGGTATAAAATTTCCGTGCCCTGCTGCTCCAATTCCAAACATGCCCGAGGCACGTTCCATATTGGAGAACATTGTTGGAGCGCTGGCAGAGGGTGATTTAATGAGTTGTGGAGCGGCGTTAGCAAATTTTGCCATCACTGCAAGGTCGCCAGTAAAAGGAGCATCTTTCTGGAATTGCGCGCCAATTTTGGCAGCATTAACAGAGCCGGTGCCTTTAACTATGGCATTTTTGATAGTGTATTGCTGCGCCATTGTTGTACGTGCGTTCTTGAATGCGGCAAGCATCTCTGCACCATTTTGTCCGATGCTGGAAAGGTGCGATTGGATGTTATCTTCGATGGCGTTCGCAAGCATGGTATGGGCCATGGCAAGCGGTTCGCTGCCAACGTCGTCAGACTGCCAGAGTTTGTTGGCGTCGTCACGGAGCAGGCGAATGTCTTTTATTGCGTTCTTGCCGGTGAAGCTGGCGACGTCGTATTGGTTGAGAAGCTTGGCTATAGCCTGGTTAGGGACTGTGCCTTGAGTTTCTTTATAAATATTAGCGAGCGCGGTTTGGTATGGGCCGTTTGGCGTTACAGGGATACGTGCAAGGTCTTCGATTGGCTTATAGCCTTTTTCCCAAACTTGTGAGATGGCATTTTGTACGGTTTCCGGTTCGATGGGCATGTCTTTGCCAAGGCCCGCGATTTGGCGAGAAAGCTGGTCTGTGACGATTTGATTTTTTTTCATCGCACCTTGCTCAATCATCCCTTTATTCGCGAAGGTTTCAACGCCACGAGCTTTAAGACCGGCGCCAGAAATGCTAGGCGTTGAAAGGTAGCCAAGATCGGTTGCTTGCTTAATAGTATCCGCTCTTACTTTATCCAAGAGAGGCGTACCAAATTCGTTTGTATTCGGCACAGTTGAAGGGAAGGGTTGTTTTGGGCCAAAGGCTGCTGCTCCAAGTTGCAATGCGCGCATGGCTGGTTCGGAGGCTCCCGCGACAAGTTGCGCACCGAACTGTCCAATTTTTTCACCAGTTGTATCGGCGGTCGGTAAACCCCATTGGGTAAGAAGTTGCTGGAATTGCTGTGAGGTGGGTGGGTTGTTTTGCTTGCCAGCTATATTTGCTAGTCCGTTTACAGCGTCTGCTACCATCATCGGTGTGGAAGCCCAGCCAGTTGCCAAGGCACGAGCTGCGAGTCCTCCAGAACGTTTTAGTTGGTCCGCAAGAGGAAGAGCAGCGATTGCGCCGGAAGTCAGGTGGACAGGGGAGTAAGGCGCATTTGGCGTTGCAATAGGAGCAGTGGGCGGAGTACCTGGTTCAGGATCAAGAGCATCAAACGGGTTGGCAACCTTTGGCGCAGCTTTAACCGCCGGTTGCTGTGTGCCCGGTTCAGGATCAAGCAAGTCAAAAGGATTAGCTGGCATTATTGCCCCAATGCCCGTGTAGCAGAGCCTTCACCATATTTCTCGTCAAATAGAGCTTTCATTTCAGGGCTAGGGTTAGCTTTTAAAGCTGCAATAGTTGAAGGGATAGGCAATTTTTCTGGGATAAGACGAGAATAAGGGTCGCCGCCAGCTTTGCTAGTGAATTGCTTTACGGCGCTGTTGTGAGAAAGGCGACTTTGATTCATGCTGTCGTAAGTTTCCTGCAAGATTCGTTTTAACGCATTTGGGTCGTTTGCGCGAGAGCCAAAAGCTGCTTTAATAGCATCCAAACCTTTGTCTGAAATGTTTGGATCAACCTTCTTAGCGGCTTTCATCCATTGGATTGCCATTGCCGCGTCGAAGTCTTGCGCTTTCT